AGAAATTAAGGTTTTGCTTGCGAAAAGTTTGGAACATTAATCGAATATCTTTAAAGTCAATATGTTCTTCATTTTCACGAATATGAGTTGTGCTCACGGCTGGCTTATTCATTACTAAATCTTGAAGAGTGGGTGTTACAATAAGTTTAGTATCGACGTCAGAGTATATGGTGTCCAATCCATAGTTTTGGCTACCTTGAAGAAAAATACCTACAATATTGTTTGAGGGGAAATATTCGCAAGCCTCACAAAAATGTTCATTAACTCTTATTAAAACATCTTTCATTATTAACACCTCTTTTCTCTTTTCTATACTCATTATACCATAATTTTAGAAAAATATTCTCGTAAACCGCGATTATTAATACACCTCAGCAGGCTCTGCTGTAAAAACATTTGGAGCATATAATTTATTATATGCATTTGCGACTTCTTCTGCCGTTTCTTTTGAAAGGAAAAGCGCACAAGCCGCTTCTTCAAAACCTTCTTTTGGAGTATGCGGTAAATGTTCAACAACTACCCAAATTCGCATATTATACTCCTGTTTACTGTAATGTTCTAGTTATTACATAGGCACTGCCGCTGCCCCATATCATATGATACTGATGAGCTTCAGCTTTTGCTGGCTTTTCATTCTGATATATACCACCAAGTTGCCATATTCCAATAGACTGTTGATAATACATTACAGCATAAACATTCATTTTTTTGTTTTCCTTTTCTTTTCTTTTTTTCTATAATAATTATATCATAAATTTATGAAAAAATCAAAAAAGCCCTATTTAAAGGGCTTTTATTTTACAATATAAACCTCATAATATCCAGTAATGGCATACGCTTCTTTATTAGTCCAAAACCAAATATCAACTGTATTATATGAACATCCACAGTCATAAACCTGATACGTTCCAAGACCTTTTATGTAAATAGAATCTCCATACTTAATTCCTAACTCCTTGCGCCGAGTATTATTGAGGGCGCATATTCCTTCGCGGCATCCTATACCAGAAGCAGTGACTTGACCATATTTAAATCCTTCTTCATGCGTATAGCCAGTAATCTTCATTTTTCCAATATATGAATATTCTTGCCCGTTAATAGTCGTACTAACTGGCTCTGAAGCTGTCGTACTTGGAGCGGGAGCCTTTTTTACTTGAATAGGTTTTGCTGTTGTCTCAAGCGCGGTAGTATGCGGCACAATCATTACCGCAATGTCCTTAGTCTCCATTTCAGGAGAGGCTGGCGCGCTCTGTAAGCCAGACCTATCCAATATAGGTTTAATTTGATCATAGGACTGAAATTCAGTTTCATAATCTAATAATTCACACTTAATTTCAATCATATACTCTATCGTATCAGTATCACTTACTACTTCTTCTACATCTTGCGCGAGTCGCATAACAGCAACAATACTAACTATAAAGCATAGTAACAAAATAATAAAAGTAATAGTAATAATTCTTTGGGTTGCGCTGAAATTTTTCATTCAGTACCTCCATTTATTTAATTATCCCATACGCGACTGTATCCACTGAAATCAATTATAACAAAACCTCTTTCAGTTCTTCCGAAGTTTCCATTATGTAAATCATCAATACTGCGCATTTCAATAAAATGTTCGAGATCATCTATACGATCATCACCATTAAAAAGACAATGGAAGCGTTCTTCATCATAAAGGTCTCCAATCTGATCCCAAATATAACTATTACGCAGATCCTCTAAATCTTCTTCACTATAATTAGTAGTGTCCTCATTTATACAACTGTCATCAAAAGAATTGGATACACTCTCATACAGGGCTTCTTCAACATCTCCTTCGTTGCAAGCGCACTTTTCCTGCGCGAAGAAATGAAAGCCGTCGACTGTACAGAGTTCATAAGTTTCTGCAAAAAATTTTTCAATATGATTATCAACTGCGCAGACATAATTTGCATACTCACGCGCGCAATAATTATAAGCTCTAACCGCACTATTGTAAGTTTCTATTTGGCTTAAATCAATATCTACTTTAATTACATAGTCCAAATCTATAGGAATGACACAAATTTTAGTACAGCCAGAACATATCTGTGCGATACCAATTTTGTTAAAATCAAGATAGTGTGTAGAACACCATATATTAAAACTATCACGATAGCCATTAAGTTCAGTCTTTTCGTTTTTGATAATAGCAGTAGCGAAATCATAATTGTGCATCATATTGTTAACTATCTCAATCAAATCAGTGCGCTGTTCTTCAAATAACTCTCTTGACATTTTTATCATTCCTTTCTTTTCTTTTTTACTATATATATTATATCATAAATATAAGAAAAATTCAAATTAATTTTGTTTGATTAATGTCTTAAAAAAGAGAAATAGGAGAAAATAGGGTTATTTTCTCCTTTCTTTTATAATTATAACATATTTTTAGGAAAATTCAAATCTTAAAAAGATAATAATAAGTCGGTTAAATTTTTAACATTTAAGTCAAACTTATTTAACATTGTTTTGCTCATTCCTAACTTATAAACTTTATCCCATCGAGAAGTTACATCAGTAATATTAGCTACTTCTTGTTTATAGTTAACGTTACTTCTTTTGGGACCACCAATATTTACTATTTGTTTTGCTTTTTCTTTTGTAATTGAATTTAACATTGCTTGAAAAATGTCACTAGCAACTAAAATTTTACCTTGAATGTCATAAAAATTTATTTTTTTAGTATTATAAGTTTCTTGTGTAATTTCTTTTGTAACTGTAGGCAGAATATCATCAAACATATAAATTGTAGATAATTGTAATAAAGTTTTTTTTACATCTTGCCACCTATTTTCTGCGGCCATACCTGGAATAGTATTTGCAAATAAGAAAAGAAAATCTGTAGCATTAGTAATTTTTAATTCATGTAGTATGTCTTTAATTTCTTCAAAACGTGCTGAGAAGCTAGCTTCACCTTTTATTTTTACAGTATCACCAGAACCTGCTTTTACTGAAGAATGCAAAATATATAAATCTGTTCCTAATTGATTTTCTACTTCTCTTAACTTTTCATAAGTTTTTGCTATAGTTAATTGTTTTATTTCAGGTAATTGTATTTGTAAATCTGCATTGAAAATAACAACAGCATCTGTATCAGGATTGAGTCCTTTTTTTGTTGTAGTTCCTGTTGAACGTCCGCGTCCAACCATAATTTCCGTAGGTAATCCCCTTAACATTCCTAATACATCTGAAAAAAATTGATCAAAAACACTTTTATTTTTAGCTTTATTAGTGTATTTTGGGTTTATTTTTGTAGTTATTGCTGCGTCTTTTGGTAAATGCATTTCTTTACCATAAAATTGAGATTTTAAGGCAGTAATTGAATCTTCCATTAAATTTTTGCGTTTATCGTCGTTAAATTTATCTTGTAAATATTTAGTTATAGTATTAAAAGCTTGTTCAGTATTTCCTTGTAAAATTTGCTCTTTTTGTTTCTCATCACCAAAACAGTCTCTTATATATATTTCCATCTGATTATAATTAAATGCTGCATAAAATTCGTTAATTTTATCTAATGCTTGTTTTAAATCTTCTTGTCCTGTTACGATACCTTGTGAAAATGCATCAAATAATGTCATCATTTGTGAATATTTACCTATTTGATAGTCTTCTAATAATTTATTATCTTCAAATAAATTATTTTTTTTAAAAAAATTATCTATTGCCTCAACAAAAGACTTTTCTTTTTCTCGTTCAGTATTAATTTGAGCTTGTAAAATAGATATTGTCTTATTTTCTTTGTCATGCAACCCACTTAAAATTAAACCATTAGTTATATTTTTTTCAACTTTATCAATCATATCTTGATTAGAATTATAAACAAGATAAGGATGCTTTATAACAGAATCACGATCCATATAATTAATCATTTTCCCTCATCTCCTTCTAATCTAATCTATCCGCTAAAGCCGCTACTTTAGACCTTTCCGATTTCGGCAAATCAACATATCCAAATGCCTCTTCACCTTTTAATCTCTCAATCATAACTTCCAACCCGCGCGATTTCTCAAAGCTAGTCCTATCTCTCTGTTTAAAATCTCCATCAAGCCAAAGTTGTGATCCGCTATCAATGCGCCCCATTATTAATTGAATATGTTCTTTAGTTAAATTTTCTGACTCCATTGAATAAATAATTGCATTGCGTATACTGCGCCCGCGCAAATAAGCTAATGGAATTACTTCTAACTGATTTTGTTCAATTAAAATTTTTATGCCTTCAACGCCGCCACAATGATCAGCCATCGGCATTACATAAGGCAGAGTCTTATCAAATATATCTCCAGGCAAGGCGCCAAGTGCATCTGTATCTTTAACTTGGACATTATTGCGCACAAATATAATCTTTTCAAATTCATTTTTCTGTAATGCTTCAAGTGCCGCAATAATACACATCATAGATTTACCACTGCCAAACTTTCCTGTAATAAGTTTAATTGGAATATCAGTCTGTTTTAATAAATCCATCGCACAGTATTGATACATATTGCGCGGCTTCATTTGACCAGTAAAACTATTACCCAAAAGTGGATACTTCACCTTTATAAGCCCTTCTTTTGTAAATCTATAATAATCAAAAGGATCATCATAATCATCAACTAAAATTATATACTCATTTAAATTTAAATCTAAATCTATATTTTTTGTATTATAAAAACGTGCTAGCTCATCTTCATTAAAATGAATAATACGATAACCAGTATAATCCATCTTATTCACCCCTTATAATATAATCGAAAGATCTGTTAGCCATTCAGTAATGAGACCTTTTTCCAAAATTTCATCACCACGAATATACCAATCGGTATTAATTCTAGCTTTTACTTCCTCCTCGCTATATAAGGTATGTTCAATATAAAATTGTTCCATTTTTTCAACTTGTGCACGATAATCTGCCATCATAGCTTGAACTTCGTTAAAATTGCCACTAACACTTGAGCAAGAACCACGATGTACAAGGAAATATGCGTTGGGAAGAGCATAGCGTTTATGACAGCTCAAAAATATTAAACTCGCCGCAGAAGCTACTAATCCCAGGGCTATACCATATATAGGTGTTTGTGAAAGGTTAATAATTGAACAGATAACTTCGGCTACATCTAAGTTTCCACCTACACTATTAAAGAATATAATTATAGGTCTGCGTTCATCTTGCGCGCGACCTTTATCTTCACGGTTCCAGCGCACTATTTGTTGAACAAGAGATAGCGTATCATTATCAATTTCATGATCGATCCAAACACAACGATTTTTTAAGTCATAGTAGTAATTTACAAGTGTCGGATCAGCTAATTGTAAATTAGCATCCGTATTACCACCTAACAAAACTTCAAGAAGCTCATCCATTAAATTGTCCTCCTATGGTTAGTTTCCTGTAATAATAAGTAAGCTTTGGAGATTAAAGATTTATAAAAATAAAAACAAAAAGAGGCAGAAATAAAATCTGCCTCTTAAATTCTTTTAATTAAAAGAACTTGAAAAACTCGCGAATATCTGTGAAAAAGTCATCATCATCACTTGTAAAAGTCATATGGAATGAGCCATAATCTTTGATGAAATCGGTACGAAGCTTATTATATTTCTTTTCTGCCGCACGAACTGCAGCATAAGCTTCCTCGATTTCTTTGGCTCTATCCTTGCGCGCAGCTATAAGCGCATCCTTCTTCGCTTTAGCTTCTTCGAGCGCAGCATTGTGAGTTTTCTCTGCTTCGATGCATTCTGACTCCGTGTCATAATACTTCCGAGTTATTTCTGAATAATACTTCATTTTTAATACACTCCTTTTTGTAATAAAAATTTCAAGAAAAATAGTCTAACATTTGTTAGACTATTTGATGGTTGGTTTTAGTATTACACCAGCAAGATTCGAACCTGTTGGTCGGGGAATTACACCTTGCTTACCAACCGCGACTCCCAGAGCCGTCATCCCATATAAATACTATCAAAACAACAACCATCATGAGTACACTGAGTCTAATCTTATTCTACTCACTTTTATCATCCCGTGCTACAGGCTTCAGCTATGGGTCATATTACGGCACTCCGTGACGACCTGCCGGTGGATTAACCTTCCACGCCATTGTTTGACATCAAGCGCGCTACTTGATACCATTTTTATTGATAGTATAGTAAAATTAAAGGCTTTTACCACGCCTTGGTTGCGCAGCCGAGAATCGAACTCGGAACTCTGGATAATGAGACCAGCGTGCTACCGTTGCACCACCGCGCGATATAAAAGTCTTTGAAGACCAAATAAATAAACTATAAATAACTAGACCTTCGTCTTACTCACACAATTAAATTGTATATTTGGCTATAGAGGAGATAAATCTGAGCTTATAAACCGTCGTCTATAAACTTTTTACCTCAACCGTTTTCCACGGTATTCAGATTCTGCATCTTTTTTCTCTAATGGGATCTACCCATACCTTTCACAGGACATTCAGAATTATACTAAAATCTGATTATCTATATATTCAAATTTCCTTTGGATTGGCACTTTCTGCTACTTGGCGGTTCCTTTGCAAATGTTATAGCACACTTTCGTGGGCATCACTGCCAAATGACTTGCGGCATTTCGTAGGTTTGGTACCGAGAGCCACTCTAAACCCTTACTACGATTCAGCATAATATATTCCATTATGCCTCTATTACGTCACCCATTCGCTTCCGACCTTTACCTTGACCTAATTGCTAGCACATACATCGTGTATATTGGGAATTCCACCCTTTTAATAATATATCGCTATATTATTATAGCAGTGTTTACAAGTATCCTTATAACCATCTACTAATACTTCGCGCGTCATGTTTGCCTAGATGTATTCTCAGCCTCAAAGTCGCTTTGAGTCTTCACTGAGTTAATCAGTATAGTTTATTTATTCGATTTCCAAAGAGCTTTCTTTCACTTTCTATAAATATTATACCAGATTTTTTAGAATTTTGCAAATTTTAATCTCTACAATCTCGCAAAATTCGCGCCGCCCATTGAGGATCGGTTTGCTGAATCTCTTGAAATAGAATTGGCTTTTCAGCCATTGTATTTAAACCAGTCCAATCATAATATCGACTAGGCGTTCCCGCAACAAAATGTCCTTCGATTGGCATATAGTAAATTTTCAAGTAAGGAAATCGTACACATAGAAGTTGTGCAAACCAATAGCAGTTCCCAGTGAGCCAATTTGCATTTGTATTAGCAAAGCGGCGACTAATAAAGTCTAAAACTTCATCTGTTCTTGCCATGGCACGATCTCCTTAGGTATATTAGAAAACTTACACCGCGCGCCCCGTAAATTTTAAAACCAACCAAGCAATTATTCATTTAGCAAATCAATAACTAATTCTAAACCTAAATGATGCTTGCGCGCGTTTCCACTAAAAGAAGTTTTACTTCTTTCTTTATTGTATATATATTATAGCTGAATTTTAAAAAGAAATCAAATTTTAATCTGTAATTTCTTTAATTTCATTTTCTAAATTTTTAGAATTTTTATGGACTTCTTTATTAAAGTCGTGGATATCAAGAATATCTCCTAATAGTCCGCTTGCACGGATTGTTTTCATTGAAATAGGTGTATAATTTATAAGTTCAGCGCAAAGATTAATGCTATGTTCATCAAACTGCGGGAACCCGTGCATATGACCGTGAAGGTTTAAGTAAAATGGAGCCATAAAGGGTTCGTGTGATACGAGTATCTTTGGTCCAATAAATACTGGTCCTTCAAATATGTTTTCAGGATAAGTATATTCATAATAAGTACTGGCGCCTTTATCGTGATTTCCAAGTACAAGAACTATAGTTCCACGAATTTTACTTAGCCAAGTAGGATCACCTATATCTCCAAGAATAAAAAGTGTACCTTGCTTACCCACTGTCATATTGATGCGCGCGACCTGTTCGGCATCGGTTATGCCATCATTGCGCCATTTCTGCGCGTCAAGATCGCCAAAATGGGGGTCAGCATAGAAGAAGACATCGCCGCCCTCATAAAATGGTTTAAATCCATTATATAAACTTTTATACATAAATTTCTCCTTTAATCTTAATTATGACTTATTCTCTAATCTTTAAAAAATTTCAATATCGTCACATGTTACTATTCGTTCAGAAGTAATTATTTCCATCCCAAATACATACTCTCGTATAGAGTTTTGAGATAAATAAACACACATATCACTCCTTAATAAAGATACTTGGTCATTTGACAATATTACATAATGTGGAAGTACGTGGTATGTTTTTTTATATATTTCCATTTTCTTCAAGATTATAAATCTAATAAATTGAGCTATATTTTCGTTCATATTGATATTAGTATCTCCTGACATTATTTTTTATTCATCGTTCATGCACTCCATTAAGGTCTGCCCATTCTACTCCATCTGTTTCCTCGCGATCTGTCAATGACGACTTAAGAGCTTCCCTAGGATATGCACCACACGTAGTTGTGCCTGCAGGTGGAATTGGCTCTCCTGTAGTCGAATAATGAACTTTATTGTCGTGAAATCTACCATCTACCGGAATACCAAAGTGCGGATCGGGGTTGTACCATCTAGCATCGTCATACTGTATGGTAGAAGGAACAACATGAGGTATCCACGCGTGACACCGTGGGCAGTATACTCCTCGACCAATATGACCTACAACCATCTCCATAGTATCTTCAAGATCATATTTGAACTTACATCCACATACGGTACAGACTGTTGTATAATTTTCTGGACCTTTGTCAAGTATTTCTATCATCGCTTGTTATCTCCTTAATCCCACAAATTGTAAAAGTATTTAGAAAAGAGTTGAAAGAATTCATCTTTTGCTTTCTTAACTTCTTCGCGATGAGTTTGTAGCTGTCCTACTATATTAGACCGGTCTTCGCGATGTTCGAACTCGTCCCAGTCGAAGTCAGGATCCATTTTGTCGAGAAGTTCTATCATTTTACTGATAGCGTCTTTCCAAAGCTTTAGATTTTCATCATCACTTAAATTTATATCTTCAATACAAATCGGATAAGAATGTATATGTTCAAGATAATAAGTAAGCATCGGTTGCATTGTTTCTCGAAACCAGAAATTAATATCCCAAGTGTCTCTAACTGCCCATCCTCTGCGAAATCGCTGACATTTGGCTCGAAACGAGTCCCAATGGAACAGTATCCGATATTTAAATTTCATTAATATATCTCCTTTAAATCCATTACATAAACTTTTGTATATTAATTGTCTCCATATTTAATAATAAATTCATCATACCCCAAGGTATCTAATTCATTGTCTAAATCTTGAAGTGAGTGCATCTTGGTAATTTCATCCTTGATTTTACAATATTTACCACAGGCATGCTCCGCCATTAAAATTTCGAGAGACTCATCATAATAATCAGCTTCAGCCTCAAGATCTTCCATTAGACAAGCATAACTTGCCATTACATCATATGCTGCTTCACTTGCGGCGTCAGCAGCATCTTTCGCAGTACCACTAATGATACCTTGCATATACATTCCATGTTCTCCATAGTATGTACTTTCATATCCTTTATAAGCCCATAGTGTCATAATAATTTTCCTTTTAAATAAAATTGGTAGAAGATGTCGGATTTGAACCGCGCCCCAACATCCCAAATGTTGTATGCTACCATTACACCACATCCTCTATATTGGTGGGAAAGAAAGGATTTGCACCTTTATCTAATCGGATATAAACCGATTGCTCTACTATTAAGCTACTTGCCCAAATAAGTAACTACTCCTAAATTATAGGCGTAGTTACAAATTCTCTACAAAATTTTATCTGGAGCCACAAAATTTGTAGAATTTAAAGTTTTTATTTGCTTTCAAGAGCCGCAATTCTTTCACCATAGTTTTGAATCGCGTCCTTCATAATAGTAAATTCAACTTTTTCAGTTTCAGTAAAGTTAGAACCTACAGTGTGAGTAGGTACATAACCCTCTAGTCTTGTGCATAGGTCATTAACTGTTGCCTTTAAAACCTGTAATTGTCTGCCATAGTCAGCTATAGCATCTTTCATTACTTGGAATTCCATTTTTTCAGCTGGAGTCATTTTAAAACCCTCCTAAATATACATAAATGCTCCAGTATTTATGTATTTTTATGCTAGTACTAAATGATGCTAGCTAAATGGTGTGAAAGGAAAGACTCGAACTTTCGACCGCTCGGTTATCAGCCGAGTGCGCTACCAACTGCGCTACTCTCACATATGGTGCGCCAGCGGAGATTCGGACTCCGGACCACTTGATTAAAAGTCAAGTGCTCTACCATCTGAGCTACTGGCGCATATGGTGGACTCGGCGAGAGTCGAACTCGCGTCCCGAATAAATACTCACATAATATAATACTTACGCACTAGTCTATTTACAAAATAATTATTGATTATGTTAATAGACAAAATTTTATCAATAATAAGAACACTTATGATTCCCCGTCTCCACCAGAGTATTATAAGTTACTCAACTTATGCAGTTTTCTTCGACCTCAAATACTTACTTACTGCGCGTGTATTGTTTTGGTTCCTTTATTGCGCTCAGGCAGCAGCCCTCTCAGAGAGCATATTTGCAAAAGCAGGATGAATCATAACGATAGTATTGTCGTTTATTTTTTAGATTGACCTTAAGGCGGTATCTACCTGCGTATATTATTACTTTCTTTACCCGATCGAAACCCATTACGAGCCCAAATATATGGTGCTTCCGGTTGGAGTCGAACCAACTACGCTAGGTTCTTCAGACCTACGCTCTACCAGTTGAGCTACAGAAGCATATGGATGTTTTTATTATAGAGAGGTCACGTCTCCTCTCTGGTTCTGCTAGCCTCACAGAACCCTCTCATTTAGGTTTAAAGTCGCGGGTATATGAGCAAATTCGACTTTGGTCCCTCCCGAGGGAATCGCACCCACTCGGTCCCGAAGGATTCAGATTTACAGTCTGATGTGTCTACTTTAGCACGCTAGGGAGGGATATATATGGCAGAAGAGGTGGGATTCGAACCCACGCACGAGAGGTCTCGCCTACTAGTTTTCAGGACTAGACTCTTAATCCTCTTGAGTACTCTTCTATATTATTATTTGTCTTTGACTTCTTCAAGTGGACACCAATCTGGACGAGTTTCATACATATCATCTTGACAAGGATGTGACATTTCAATACAAATCCAGAAATTGATATGCTCACAAAAAATACAATCTCTACAACATTTTGGCATTTTCATAGTTTTAACTATTACACTCATATCTTTACCTCAAATTTCATTTATCTTCATCATCATAATGAGGACACCAAGCATATTTATCATCTTTATGCTTTGCATAATAATCAAGACAATAATTCTCTTCACTTTGAAGTGCTTCTTGTGGAGATATATCTCCATATAATTCTTGATACCACTCAGGATCACTGTACTTAATATATGCAGGATCAAGAATACAAGCTTCTGCTCCAAAAGGACAAGTAGGAATATATGCAGAAAATTGAGATTGTCGTGGAATATTTGCATACTTAGGATTGTCACAACATTGCTCACATAAAGATTTATCTGTTACACATCTATTGCATATGCTCATAGCTATTACCTCACTACTACTTGTCTACAACACTATTATTCTCCAATAATATTTATTTGACAACTCTTCATAACATCAAGTGCGGCTTTATGTAATTCAGGAGTTGTTCCTGCGCAACAAGATGCATCTACATAAATTTCACAATCATATAATGATCTTAGTATAAGAGCATTAGATATTACACAAATATCAGTACATAATCCAATAATTTCAATTTCTTCTGCATCTTTTAAAATATCAGTTGGAATTCCTTCCATTCCATTTTCATTTAAAGAATTATTCCAGTTAGAGAATCCAAAAGTATTTTTATCAATATGCTTACAAGTAGGAATATCAATTTCTAGTGGAATTTGCCACCCTTTAGTATTCTCTATGCAATGAAGAATCGGAAGATGTTTTCCTTCACGAGTTTTAAGATAGTCATCTTCGTGAGTATCTCTAGTGAAGATTATTTTATAATTTTCTGCAAATCTTTTATCAATTTTATTGTTAACATGATAAATAATTCTTTCAGCCTCTTTTGTTCCAAGAGAGCCATTAATAAAATCATTTTGCATATCAATAACTATAAGATACTTCATTTAAATATTACTCCAATTTTAAAGGAATGAGAAGTTTCCATTCTTGGGTTTCGCCTCCCGCAGAGTTACGAAACTAAGGTTAGGAATGGAGAAGCCTTGCTAGCTCACATTTGTCTAGCTTTTGCTCTCTTTTTTGATTTCAGTGTCTAAAAAATTCAGCAATAAGAGCAATCTTTTGGTGCGGGTGACCGGACTTGAACCGGTACGGTTTTGCAATCATTGGATTTTAAGTCCAAGGCGTCTGCCAATTCCGCCACACCCGCATATATGGTACGCCGTACTGGACTTGAACCAGTAACCTTCTGGATGTAAACCAGATGCTCTACCGATTGAGCTAACCGCGCATAAAATTACTCATCAAGTGAAGTTGGTGGTCGTGTCACACCTCAACACCGTTGACAATTACGACTAAGGAAGCTACCCCTATACGGCTTAACTAATGAGTAATAAATGGTGGAACCAGTGGGAGTCGAACCCACACTCTCGTGCTTGCAGGGCACGCGCTTTCCCAACTAAGCTATAGCCCCATTTATTAAAAAAAATGTGGGGACTTGGGAGACTGTCACCCCACTGTACGCGCCATTCCGTCCCGCGCTTCGGAGAGTTGTAACCACCACTCACAGGTTGCGATTTAGGTTTAAAGTCGGCGGGGAACTTCGCAAAACCTCGACTTTGGCGCCCGCGCTAGGGCTCGAACCTAGGACAACCAACTTAACGGGCTGGCGCTCTACCAACTGAGCTACACGGGCATAATGGCAGTGATATCGGGACTCGAACCCGAAACGTCTGCGTGACAGGCAGATATTTTGACCACTTAAACTATATCACTATATGAATTTGAGCCATAGGACTTTCACCTATAGGAGCGATGGCTGGATTAGATTGCGCACTCATACCAGCAGCCGTAACGTGGACTAACCTTTAATAACCATAGAAACAAATTTACTCACTACTCAAATTTGTTTTCATCGCTTTTTCATACTCGATATTTTTAAGAGATTTTCTTTTTGGACACGATATTGTAGGACTCGAACCCCACTCCCGCCCCATCTGGGCAGCGTGCTACCACTTACACCATCACGCTAATCTCTGCCGCTCCATTATCGCGTTTGTACAGGACGCATTGATAATAGTTTGTACATTGCGGCATATCTAATATGGCTTTATACTCACTACTCAAATTTATTCTCTTTCGCTTTTCTATATATATTATATCAAAAATTTTTTTAAAAGTCAAATAAAATAAGTTTGAACTGGGCGATAATCTTTAAAAGGGGAGGCAAATCCAACCTTATTTCCCTACCTTACCCAGTTCCGCCGATTGGACCTGAGCGCACTTATTTTATTTTGGCAGAGAGAGTGGGATTCGAACCCACGGAACGGATTTTCACCCGATCGATTGTTTAGCAAACAACTGCACTCGACCAAACTATGCGATCTCTCTATATTTTATGGAGCAATATATGGGAATTGAACCCATATCTAAACCTTGGCAAGGTTTTATTCTACCATTGAACTAATACTGCGCATGCCTGGCTTAGTTATTATTGTGATTTCCACCAGTCTTCTTCACAGACAGAGGATGTGGTCATGACTCCACTTATTGCAGTCCCCTAGTCAACCTACGTCTGGAGCGAGTAGAGGGAGCCGAACCCTCGTCCGCGCCTTGGAAAGGCGCTATAATAACCGTTATACGATACTCGCATAAAATGAATACTAAGAACCCTACAGCACTACCAAGCAGGTTCCGCGCTATGAAGTACTTATCAATAATTTTAGGGAGGGGTGATAAGCTAAAGATAGTTTCGCATCTAGTATTCATTCTGGAGCCAGAGGTCAGATTCGAACTGACGTGAGCTTTCGCTTCTCGCTTACAAGGCGAGTGCACTCGGCCACTATGCGACTCCGGCTTATTTATGTTTGCGCCGTACTGGCACAAATTCTACATCTGAAGATTTTTCCGTAGATTCAGAAACTTCTTTATCATTTGCACCCTCTGGGCTTATAAAGTCTTCAACATTAATCTCTGTTGTTACATCTTCATCTTTAATTTCTGTAAAATTTAGAGAAGTTGTAGGAACACTAATAAAAGAACCAATGCGCGCCTTGCAAGCACATAAATCTCCATAAATCTCATACATTTTATCTTTTATAATTTCCAAGACTTCAATAAGAGATAAAGACTCATTAATTTTATTCTCTACTGTTTCACTTTCCTCTTTATATAAAACATTATATATATCTTTTACAGTTCCTTGCGCCGTATCTACCTGTTTATAGATTTGTGCAATTATTTCACTCAAAGATTGAACCTTTCCCATTTTAAAACCTCGTAAAAAAGTTATACAAGTTTACTTTGCCTCTTTATTTTAAAGATGTCTAGCCACTAAGCCACATATCATAATTCCAGTATGCACAATGCAATCGGTATTAATGCCGGTGGTAGTTGAACTTGTAAATCCATGTCATTGACATCTTGGTACTTCAAAAGGGATTCGAACCCTTACTGTATGGTTTCTAAGACCATCGCCTCTTCCAATTGGGCTATTGAAGTATATGGCAGCGAGAGCAGGATTCGAACCTACATAACAAGAGTCAAAGTCTTGGGTGCTACCGTTACACTATCTCGCTATATGGTTGCTATTTATGTTCATCTCTGCAGCGATTCCAAGGGCAACCACTCCTCGTTCAGATTAACCACCATCTTCAGGACTGTTATACGCCATCCCATTTCTTCCTCTGGACTTTGGACCAGCATGAGGTAGGTTACATTTTACGCGGCTGAGAAGAACTTTTTATTTGTTCTTCTCGATCTTTTCTATATATATTATACTATAATTTTTTGAAAAAATCAAATAATATATTTAAAAATTTTAAAGATAAAGTATTTGATTTATCGCCTCTTCTGAATAGTTCGGAAGAGTTTTTAAAAAGTCTAAGATTTCTTGAGGTAAACTTTTTATCATACTTGTATATGTATAAGAATAGTCATACTTCTCTGCTTCGTGTGCGCCCGCCTCTATTTTTAAAGCATTATTAGGATAATTGTATTTCTTTAAAAGAAGTAATAATTGAGTATAATATTGCATAAACTCCGGCGCAGGCACGGGCGCGTTGAATATTTGATAGTTTACATCCATCAAGCCTGCGCAGCAAATAGCATTAGTGATATTACTTGAAAATGAACATAGAAGGGCGCGCCTTGTATGCTTACATTGCCATAAATATGCACTATCTGTAATAATAAAACTATTTAAAATATTATGCGAAGTTGTAATCATAGAACTATCTACAATATAAGAAGAAAACTTCACCTTTTCAGATTGGAATATATATTTACTATCTTTTACTTGTTCACTTAGCGCCACATCATTACTATTATCTATAGTATCGCAATTATAGACTTCGCTAGAATTATTTACACTCTTACTATGCGCGCAGAATTTACTATTCTTAATATGCGTACAATACGCGATGCTCATACTATCCTGCACATCTTCACCATTATATACAAATCTTGAGTTTTCAATGCGCGCCTTCTGTAAATAGAGCTGCTTTTCTTCTTCATTATAATCTAAATAACGATATCCCCAATGCATAAAATCTAAACTACATTCAGGGTTATTCATTATCTCAATTAATTCCGCGCCGTTGGGATAAGTCTTCTTAAACCAATCTGCGCCTTCATCGCAAGCTTCATATCGCTTTAAAAGTTCCGCTGTTAACTTCATTACTTCCATCAAAATCAGTTCGTGTGATTGAACCGTCTTCCTCTCGTTTATAAATATAAGGATTTTTCTGCTCGTCAATAATTAAAGCAAAACGAGTATTAAGTAACCTTTTTAATGCGATAACTTCATCAGTTAAATCAAATAATACATCAATATCAGTTGTATATTTTCCAATTAACTGTGCGCCAAATTGATCACGCATCAACCTCAAACAATTTGCATAAGTTAAACCTAAAAGGCGCGCGACTATAATATAAGTATTAACATAAGTTAAATCATTTGCATTAAAATTTAAACGATATTTATCATTATAAATGGGATGACGTTGTAAAGTAAAATATTGTTCCATTACTTTAGAATTTTAATTCCTCCCACAAAATTTCTAGTTCTTTCATTTCATCTTCAGATAGATGACAATGATTATCCCAATAATTTTCTTCTCTAAAAGGTTCAGTAGAAAATTTAGGGAGCGGCGCATCATAAGGTTCATAGGGTTCTGCTAAATTTATATGCAATAATTTACTAATTGTATAAGGGCTTAAATGGAAATTAAATGCAATATATTCAATAGACGCTCCTTGATTATATTGTTGCTCTAATTGTTGTTGTTTATCATAAGTCCAAACTACCATTATTATCTCTCCTTATTTACTTATAGTATATCATAATTTGACTAAAAAATCAAATTCTCTATATAAAAGTACTACATTATAATAATACGCGCGCACGCAAAATAGCGCGCACGCGTAACATAAAATTTTAAAAAAGTCAAATTAATAATTTAATTCACCTTTATCTTTTAGAATATTAGCCATTTGTACATTAACTTCAAGTTTAGTACGGTTAATATTCAAATCAGAAGGCGATACGCCAGCAAAATATCCCGCATCGGACATAGCCTTTAAGGGCTTAGCCGCCCAAGAAGGCAGTTCTTTCCAATAATGATATATACGTAATTGTTTTTCATGCTCCTCGACTGTTTTCTTTAAAGCATCAAATTCAGCTCTTTCAGCAGGTGTCATTGGTTGATCATCTCCTTTTAATATTTTATCAACTTCCTTGCGGAACCAGTCCATATCTTTTCCGAATTTAGTCATCCATACGTCAGTATCAGAATGATTTCCACCATAGCCCATCTTATACGACTCATGATGATTACATATCTGACTGACACCAAATCCGAACATTTTACATAAGTAGGCACAGTACTCAACAGCGACTCGCATGCAGTCCTCGAAGTACTTCTCGTCCTTATATCCATCATCACAAATTTCAAATTGAATTCGCGCTTGCGGATTGTAGTTGTACGATTTTCCGTAATGGTGGAAACGCGGATCTTTTGCGCTTTTCAGTTCGTTGCCATTTTTGTCGTAGGGAATAGCACCCACACCCCAACAACAAATGTCATACGGAAGCGTCTCGTAAACTTCAATTACACCTTTAGCATTCTTACCTATGAATGCATGAACGCACGCATACCTATTAGACTCACCTGCCGACTGAGACTTGTTCCAGTGATTGTTGTTAGTATTCTTACCAAGATCCTCCAGAATCTCTGACATATCAGGATTATCTTCACGAGGCTGCACGTACCGCTTCAACCAAGGATTACCTGCGCCAGTATCATGAACAACAATACCAGTAGGCGCACCTGTAATATAGGTTGGTTTTGAATAACAATCATTATGTGTTAAATAACATTGTTTTAATATCATTCTAACCTCCTTAATGGAGTTTTTGACTATATACTGTTGATTCTATTCCTGCGGTTATATATCCTTCTAAATCATCAAAAATAGATGATAAATAAGTAATAGCATCTTCGCTAAGAATATTAAGAATAGCATCAAAAGTCTTTTTAAAAGCCATTTTCTGTGCTTCAAGATCAAAAGTACCCTGTTTCTTTAGTTCTTCTACGTAGGTTTGATTTGTTGCAGCAACGCAATCTATAATAGTATTTGTTAATAGATCAATATATTTCTGCGCCAGCGCATTGTCAGTAGACTGCTTTGCTTGGACTCGTTTAGCTTCTATGAATTTAATGAGCCATATCGTGCCCGCGCCAAGTAAGGGAATAATTATTACTTCAAAAATTTGTTTTACTATTTCAAGCCAATTCATCGTAAATCCTCCATTTGATTAGAATTTTCAGAGCTAATATTAACCTGAAGTTCGTCTATATCTTGCTCCTTTCTCTTAAAAGGCTGACCATCAGCATCTATACCATATTTATTACGACTATTTTTTAAGCCAGCTTGATATAGGAGATAGCTCAGTAATGAGGCAATTACAGTAGATACGCAAACCACAGCTAAAGTAGGATCTGGCATCATACTGTTGGATTCGATAGCTATTTGGCATAGGGCATAATATTTTATACCGCACCATACGCCATACATTCCTAAGCCTAACGCAATTAAAGAAGCAAAAGTTTTTGACCATTCAACACGTTTTTTCTTTCTATGTCTTTTGGACATTAGTCATATTTACTCCTCCATAGATTTCTATATATAAGTATCAAATTATGCATAAAGCTCTGTAGATTTGATTTTTTAGAAAAATTTTAGTATAATGTAATTACAAATAGGAGGAATTTTTAAGATGAAAAATTTAAAAATGTACGAGGATAATTTTTTAGATACTATTTGTTATGGCGCTTTTATTAATTTATATAGTTTAAGTAAAGAAAAAGAAAAAATTTGTCTATATAAATTTTATGGTGATACTGATCGTTCAGATCATTTAGCATTACTTTGGTGTGCTTCTCTAGTACAGCAAATATATGGGTATCCTATTTATATTGAGTGTACAAGGCGCGAGGCTCATAAAATTAAACAAATTGTACCTATAAAATTTAAAAGAATGCCGAAAAAATTCAAAAAAGATCAAAAGAAAAATTGTGATGAGATTATTTATGATTTAGAATGTGCTAATCAAGCTTTTGGTGCTTTTGATGAATTGTATTATAGATATTGGAAAATAAAGGAGAATACATAATATGTTAAAGTTGTTCTGCGATGGAGCTTGTTCTAATAATGGCGCACAAGATGCAATAGGTGGATTTGGATGGGCATTATATAATGATAAAGTAAGTGCAAATTCACTTATTAAATCGGGATGTGGGCGCATCCAAAATGCAACAAATAATATTGCAGAATTAATAGCGGCAATACATGGATGTAAGCAAGTTTTAGAGATTTTAGAACCTATTGACTCTATCGAAGTTTATCTTGATAGTGCTTATATTTATAATTGTTATGCTCAAAATTGGTGGCGGCGCTGGGAAATCAATGGATGGATTTCATCCTCAAAGCAACCTGTTGCAAATAAAGAGCTTTGGCAACTCTTAATCCCTTATTTCAAAGATGCTCGTTTTAAATGGAATAAAGTTGCGGGACATAAAGGCATTCAAGGAAATGAATTTGCAGACCGTCTTGCTGTTTCAGCAAAAAATTCAAATTTAGAATTTGTTACAATAGAGGATTTAAAATAATGATTAACATAATTATTCCTACTTACAAGGCGCGCGCCACATTGCCCAATGCATTGGATTCATTGGTCGCGCAAACACGAAAGATGTTTTGTGTTACAATAGTAGAAGATTGCGATGGTGAAAATTATAACGATATTATAGAAGAATATCGACGTCGTGGATTGACAATTTTTTATCTTAGAACTCCTGAGAATCAAGGTCCTGGTATGGCGCGGCAATTAGGTATTGATCATTCACATAACTTTGAATATTTAATGTTCCTTGATAGTGATGATATGCTTATGCCGCGCGCGGTTGAAGTTTTATTTCAACATATGAAAATGAGAAAATTGGATATTGCAGCTTCTAACTTTTTACAGGAAATTAATAATTATATGCCTGTACTAAAAGAAGCCGATAAAATCCCAGTACAATGGTGTCACGGGAAAATTTATCGGACTCAATATCTAATTGATAATAATATTCGTTTTGATCCTTACTTGCGCTTAAATGAAGATTCTTATTTTAATTGCCTTGCTTGGAATCTGACACAAGCAAAGATATGTATACCAGAAGTTACATATATCTGGCGCGATTATAAGGGATCGCTTACGCGCAAAGAAAGTGATAAAAATTTCTTTTTAAAATCTTATGATACTTTTATTTGGGCGCAAGCTCATTCTATGATAAGAGTTTTACAAGAGGTACAAAAAATACCTGAATCGCAAGACGCACTTGCATCATTTGCAGCTTTTATGCTTCATACTATCTATATTCAATGTATGACAGCAAGGTATTATGAAGCCGATTGCTCAATGCTGGCAAACGTATTCCATTACCTTGACCAACAAGAAGAATTATTTACTTATCTTGAAATGCCTAAATTCTGGCAAGCGATTAATAATAAACAAACTAATATGTTAACTATTGAGGCACCTTATATTTATCCATTAACTTATACTTTCTATGAATGGCTTGTAACTGAAGTAATAACAAAACCATTAAAAATAGTAAAATTTAAGGAGGATCAAAAATGATATTTATTGTAAATGGTCATCCAGGCAGTGGGAAAACCTCTTTTGAAGAAGATGTACAATATATAATGGGGACAAATCATTGCCAAATTTTATCTACTATTACTTTTCCGAAAGAAGTAGCAAAATTTTGTGGTTGGAAAGGAGATAAAACTCCTGAAAATCGTAGATTTCTTTCTGACTTAAAAGACTTGCTTACACGATGGAATGATGTCCCTTTTAAGAAAACTATAGCGCAAGTTCAAATGTACAAATCAGAATATGAATATTATGGAATTGATGAAACGAGATATTGTATTTTTATTGATGTAAGAGAGCCAGATGAAATTAGGAGATATTGTGAAGAGCTTGGAGCCTTATCTGTTCTACTTACGCGGCGCGAAGGTGGAGAAATGATTATATCAAATCATGCTGATGCTAATGTATTAAATTACAATTATGATATAATTATTAACAATGATGGTTCGCGCGTGGAGTTAGCAGAGAAGGCAACCCAATTTGTGAATCAATATATAAAAAAGAAAACCGTGTAGATTTTACACGGTTTTTTAATTTAATGCGATGGTGTAGTCGTATTCATAGCAACATATGGAACCCATTGCGGGACTCCTTGACTATTATCACTTGCTCGTATATACCATTCTTTAGCATTGATACTATATACTAAATCTCCAAAATTTGTATCAGCATATGCTAAAGCGTCTAGAAGGCTATCTGCTATAAATGTCTTCTGCGGAACATTATAAGTATCCCCGACTTTCAATAATTGAACCATTATTTAATCCTCACTATGTTGTAAGTCTAAAGTAGGATCAATCTCCCACTTGCAAATTTCCGTATATAACAAAGTTGCATAACTATTACCGCTAAACAAGCCCTTATAAAGTTCATAAGTACGATCTGCTGTTTTTCTTTCATATAACGGAATGGTTTGAATTTTATAATATTTATAATAAATTGTTTTAATTGTATCTCTACATTGCTGCTTAGAGACTTCTTCAAGTCCGTCTAATTTTTTAAGTACAAGTTGTAAATCATCGCTTATATTTTTAATTTCATTTGATTGATGTATATTTTCTTCATGAATTTCACGAGTCTCTCTTGCAAATAATCGCTTAATAAATGCACGTCCGCCTTTGGTACAAGCAGTAATTAATGCGATAGTAGAGAGTATTAATCCTATTACTGCTGCTATATCTTTTACAATGTCCATTAATAACCTCCACTTATATTTCACAATTATAAGTGGAGGAAATCTTATTCTACTTTAGATTTTTGATACGCTTGCCATACAATATCATTATGGAATTTAGATGTAACTAAATATTGTGATTTAAATAAATCTTTGGTAGTATGAAGTTTTTCCATATCCCAATATGGAATACAATAAAGTTTATAGTCATGCGCTAAGCAATAGCTACATTTACGTCGATCACGTTCTTGCGCCTTTAAAAAATCACTACGATTTTTATAAAATGCTTTTACAAATGTATAATGTTGAATGCCATTACATTCTATAAAGACATTTTGTTTAGGTAAATAAAAATCAAACCTATATAGTCCTGCGCGCAACGCAGAAAGTTTATATTCTGTAATATATTCAATAGAGGCTGCGCTTAATATAGAGCTGACTAAAGTCTCAAAGTTTGACATTATTTATTCACTTAAGCCTCCAAAAACTCTATACCAATCTGTATCGCGCGCAGTTAGATCAGGACGCCATTGGATAAATTTAGGATGACGAATACCTTGGTTAGCAGTATCCATAATCTGCATACCACTAATTTCTGCAATTTTTCCTTTATAGTTTGCTGCATTTGAAAGGACTTCTTCAGTCATTCCGCTAAGCGATCCAATCGGTATGACTTTATTGTCTTTTCTAATTCCAATCACAAGAGAACCTGCCCAGTTGTTCCAATAATTTTTTGTGACTGGTTCTATTGTCATAGAGCCGTCAACATAAGCTTTATAGAAGTTTCCTTGTAGTTTTTCACCTGTTTTGACGTCTTCCCAATATTGCCAAGTTTCAATTTGAATACCATTATAGAGACGAGTTGGCGGATTTGCACCCATGATGATGACATCTATTGTTTCTTGAAGTTCTTTTTTAACCTTAAAAGTCTGGCGCGCGGGTCGTTTGCCAGGTTGATAGGAAGTCCCCTTTTTAGTGATTACAATGCCTTCTCCACCATCTGCAAGGACATGCTGAAGGAATATCCATAAAGCCTCTCCTTCATAGTAGGTTGCGACATGGACAGGAGAGGAAGAGACTTCAATATAGTCTTTTTCTATTTTAGGGAGATATTTGATGCGTGACTCAATATCTTTAGTATAAGGATTTGATTATTAAATGCAAGTACATCAAATATATAATAGTGAAGAGGTTTTCCTGATGTCTGACGTTGGATTGCTTTTGCTTCAAGACAACCCATTATTGTAGTAACATGATTTGAACCTTCATTTTCGGGAAAATAAAGTTCTCCTATAAGACAAGTCCCATTAGGAAGACGATTAAAGAAGTCATGGAGTTGGGGCACATGACCAAGTTTGTTGAGATAATCTCCATTTACGCTTTTTGAACGTCCAAGAAGTTCCATATTTCCATCTTCATCTTTGATGAATTTATAGAAGGCACCATCTTTCTTGCGCGAGCCTACATAGTCGCCGCTAAAAATTGCAGTACGAATCTCCTGTTGCTTGCGTTCTTTAGACCAAGATGCAGGCGGCGCCCAGTATTTTTGTGGTTCTAAATTATGAATATTAATATTATTAATATAATTTTTCATTTATATAATATTACTCCTTTCGTTACTATAAATATTATATCATAAATTATTTAGAAACTCAATTTTCTAGAAAATATTTTAAAAGTTGAAAATTATAAAAAGTTCTGATATAATATTTATAACAAATAATGGGAGAATATATAGTTATGAATGAATACAATATTATTTATTATTATATCTATTATTTTAAATATTAGTTTATTTATTTTATGTATTTACTTCTTAAAATTATGGAAGAAAAATAAACAAGAATATCAATTATATAGAAATAAAACATATAATGAAATTTTAACAGAAAATAAAAATCGGTTAAATTATGATTTGTCTACGGTTCAAAATCAACTCGCGCAAGTTAATGCTTCTTTGAAAGAAAAACAAGAATTTAATAAAACTGTTATGAAAATGCGCGAGGAGGAAATCAATCGTTTAGCAAAAATAAAATATGACCAAGCGATTGAGCAAATACAGCGTGCTGTTGATGCGTGGGCACTGTCCGCACAAGAAGCCGCAAATTTTTCCGCTTCCTTAGTGCGCGCCGGGTTAACCGCAGATTTAGAGAGTCTTCAAAATAAAAAGGCACAACTCGCCAAAGAAATCAATGATTATGAAATTACTTGTGATACAATTAATCAAGAAAAGGCACGGGCGCGGAAGTTAGCAGAAGAAGAAGAATATTTTAAAATCCAAATTGATGAATTGACATTAAAAGATTTGGAGTTATTAGAGCATTTAAAGCCTCAACTTGCAAAAGTTGATTTATTTAATAAATTGATTTATGATAATTATATTAAAAAACCAACAGATTTAATGATTAAACGAGTTTTGAATAATGAAGCACCTTGTGGAATTTATAAAATTACTCGTCTTAAAACAGGTGAAATTTATATTGGTAAATCTACAAATATAAAAAATAGATGGTCTCAACATGTACAGTCTGCCTATCATTGCGGCACTATCTCTCATTCTCATTTACATACAATGATGGAGAAAGATGGAGTATGGAATTTTACTTTTGAACTTTTAGAGAAAGTAGATAAAGATCAACTTACAAAGAGAGAAAAGTATTGGATTGAATTTTATAACAGTAACGTTTATGGTCTAAATGAAAAGGTTGGGTGAAGAAATGAACTTATCACAATTACAACTTGAAATATTAAATAATCCAGCACATAAAATTATTGTAAATGCATCTGCCGCGGCAGGTAAGACTGCATTACTAACAGAAAAAGTTCGCCAAGTTTTGAGGTCTGGTGTTGACCCACGCGAGATGGCAGTTATTACATTTACAAATATGGCTGCCGCAGAATTAAAGAAAAGACTTGGAAGTGATTATAAAGAAGGATTGTTTGTCGGGACAATTCATGCTCTTGCAAACTATTTCCTTACAAGATCTGGTATTGATACTTCTAAAATGATCGAATCAGAGAAATTTGATGACTTTTTTGAAGCAATCCAAGAACATCCAGAGTGTGTTTCACATTTAATGTGGATTTTCTTAGATGAAGCACAAGATTCAGATGAACTTCAGTTTAATTTTCTATTCGAACGCATCCAACCAACTCATTTCTTTATTTGTGGTGATGTTCGTCAATCTATTTATAGATGGAAAGGTTCTAGACCAGACTTACTTCTTGGGCTTACACAGCGCGCGGACGTCGAAACAGTTGATTTATACCAGAATTATAGGAATAAATTTAATATATTGCGTTTTGCAAAGCGATTAATTGAACCGACTGGTTTATATGATCGTTCACAAGCTATGCGTTTAGATGATAATGGTAGTGTTGAGAAGATGGAATTTAGTTATAATGGCATTATCAAGCGTTTGAGCGCGCCATGGTCTGATTGGGCAATTCTTTGTAGAACCAATGCAGAAGTGGATAATTTTTGTATGTATTGTAAAAAAGAAAAGATTCCATATTTGACCTTTAAGCAAGGAGATTTAACAAAAGAAGAACTTGATGAAAAGATGCAAAGTGATACTGTTAAAATTCTTACAATCCACAGTTCTAAAGGACTTGAATGGAAAAATGTGGTTGTCGTAGGTATTCGTGCGTCTCATATGAATTTAGAGGAATATAGTGTGGCTTATGTCGCAGCGACCAGGGCGCGTGACCAGTTAATTTGGACTTATTATCCCAAGAAAACATATAAAAAATCATATAGTTGGGAATGATAGGAATTTTTGCTTCGCGCGCGAAGTAAGCATAAAAAGAAAGGACTCGTTGTGAGTCCTTTTTATGTGCCTTCTATTCTAAGTTGAGAAGCGATTGCCGACCAACCAGATGCAGAAGAATATGTATTTAAAATGGTAGCATTTACACCGACTGTTGATATGTCATGAATCTTGACAGCGGTGTAGCGTCCTCGCGTGCCGATTCGAACACTCTGTGAGTCTGCAGAATGATTGTGCCAGTTTCCGAACTTCACATAGACGTATGCACCTTCTTTAGCATACTTATCGTCGATACCTAACTGAGCACTGACGATTCCCATGATGTCGATACCTTCTTTATTATAGGTGCGATTTTCATGATTACCTGAAGTAATTGCTAGTATCTTATCCTTAACGGGTTCGAATAAATCTAAACATTTTTGAATCTGTTCCATAGGAGGAATCTTCTCTGCATAACTATCTGACACACTTGTTTTAGTTGCATTGTTAATTATATCACCATTTAAAATAAGATAAGCATTAGGAGTTTCTTGAACGTACTTTAATCTTTCTAAGATATGTTTCATATCACAACCTGCATCATCGATATGCAAATCAGCGAACGTGTGGATCTCGATAAACTCGTGGTCATGTGGTAAGTCACATACGATAGACTTCATATAAAATTATTTCTCCTTAAATTGGTATTTGTTTGGAATTTATATTTCAGTATCTGCTTCTTCAGGTATTCTAAAGAATTCTTCAACAGTCTGATCTCCTTCTTCATATTGACGATCTGCTAATTCATCTTCAGGATCTATAGCAACGTCATAGTACTCTTCAGTACCTACCTTATGGACGATCAGTCCTTGATCACTATAAGTTTGAAAGAGACTAACTCCGTCAAATCGTTCCATCAAAAATTCTTGTACGATCATTTATTAAGTTCCTTCTATTCTTAATTGAGATGCATAAGTTGTCCAGTTTGTAGCGGATGCATATGCATTCAATATTGTTGCATTGACTCCTACAGGAGTTGAGTAGGATGTAATTGCAGACCCGTCATATTCAATATCAATATAAACACGATCGTAGTTTTGTGCAGAAGAAAAAGTCAATCCATAAGTAGACGGATCAATCCCAGCAGTCGTTGTTCCATTGATTGTAATACTCACTGCTCCATCTAGTACTTCAAAATAAATTTCATTAGTACCTGAGACCAATTGACTTCTCACTGCTGCGCCTAATGTTAAAGTTGCTAAATCAAATATAGGAGCACGACTACTTGGAACATATATCTTGCAGTCAGTACTCATCGTGCTAAAAGTTGTTGATGTTATTGTAGGAGGTGTTGTTGCTCTGACATGCAATTCTTCCATTGATCCGCAACACCGAAATGCATTAACTGAAATGTATTGAGTTGCAGAAGGTAGCCAAACTTTACGAAGTGACATGCAATATTGAAATGCAGTTCCAAATTGTGTATTACTTGAGACTGTCATAGCTGCGTCCTCAGGTATGTTTAGTTCAACGAGTGACCGACACTCATTACATAGATTTGTTCCAGGACCGATACCTACCCAGTTATCTAAAATAATTTGACGAACTGACCTCATTTCGTAAAATAATGCTACTTGAGTCGAACTAGCCGACATACCTGTACACGTATAAGGGTAAATCAAACGTTTTAAGTTTGATGCATACGTAGTCGTATAACCTGCAGTTGCTTGGACTGTAGGTGATATACTGATAAATTTGAGGGAAGACGCATATGCAGCATACTGCGAAGGGAGAGTTGCACTAGCGGCAGCAGTAATACTTGGATTTCGCGGAACTACGATTCCAACTAAATTAGTACATATCCAGAATACTGACGAGTTATTTAAGCGGTCAAGAGTATTTGGAATCGTTACAGTCTGAAGATTAGTGCACATTGTAAGTGCATAGTTATTTAGACGATATACATTAGCACCACATTCAACCTTACGCAGTACTTTTTGTGAAGTAGTATGTCCGTAAGTAGCACTTGTAGAATCTGATACAAATGACCCCATTAATCCACAACTTACCTCATTATTACCTAACCTAATCTGCACGCTACTACTCGCTGGAGTCATAGTTATCATGTACTCTCCAAGAGCAGCATACGTATGCACGCAGGTTCCGTCAGCGATTGTAGTTCCTGCAAACGTCTCAGTAGCTGATCCGTCTCCCCAATCAATGACGACTCCATTAGCTACTGACTGATACCAGGTGACATGAACCTCGAGATCTTCAGGATACTCGATTTTAATATACAGTCGAGTCTTTCCGTCATCAGTCACATACATCTGACCTACGTCGCACATACCACAAGAACGGACCTGAGTCTGCATTTCAGTGAGAGACCAGTTCCATCCTTGAGCAGTTAATCCAGTATGAGATGGATTTGCGGGCAGCTCTGTCAATGCTAACGCTTCAGCTGCAGTATACGAATAGAGAATAGTACCGTCATAATCATAGAAATTGACATCATTAAATTCTGCAGGAGTAACACCTGTAGGTATTGCATCAATTTCAGTAGGAAAGTTATCTGCAACTATATCAGCAGAAGATCCTGTTTTATTTCTAATTGCATCTGCAATATCTGAAAATAATGAAGTTAAAGTTGTATGTGTATTAGGCATTAGTAACTAGCTCCTATTGCATTTCCGATTGCTGCATCGATCATTGTTTGAACTGCGGTAGTTGTTGAATAGTTCGTAATTAAATAGGTTGTTGTAACATAATCTGCTAATGCAGTTGTCAAGTCAGATGAAGTAACGTAGTTAGATAGATCTATGTTAAGTTTACCACGATATACGACTGCTACTGTTATAAATTGTACTCGTTGAAATACATTCAACGAAGAATCAATCAGCCAGTCTCCTGGCATCCAAGTGTATGAAGTGGACCCGTAACTTTCTGTTATAATTAAATTAGGCTTAAAATTAGAATTACCTGTACTGTAGAACGTTCCTACATTCAACGTACCACTGTTTGGAGTAATAGTTCCATTGTATCTTAAGAACTTATTACTCATCGTAATAGCTTGAAAAGGAGATTCAATGGACTGACCATGAGAAGTCATAGAATAACCTGCTGCAGCTCCTCCTATTAATCCGTCAAACGCAAGGATTCCTTTCGTTGGGTGTATCTTAATTTTAGGAGTAGTAGATAGTCCGTCAGCTTGATTCGAATCAGCGTTACTACTTTGGGCAGTTGCTCTAAATGCGATCGAATGCGCAGTATCGTCTGTTGCAGTCGGTAACTTAATCATCTCTGTAAAGTCATTAATTACCCAAAGGTTATCGTGACTATACGTCACATCAAGGATCTCACCAGCTTTTTTAAATCCTCTAGGTATCGCTACTCCAGATGTAGACGAAGCTGTGTTCACGATACCTCCTGCTGGAGTACTCGTTCCATCTGCAAGATTTACTCTCAATGTAAGAGGTATTGCAGTATCATATAATAATCTGATACATAAATGCATACCTTCATATATCTGAGTAGCTTCAGAAGTCACTACAATAGTTGCTGCAGCACTAGTACGCTCGTCAACAACATACTCTACGTCCCATTTCGACCTTAGATCATAAGAGGTACTACCAGCTTTTATTCGTCGTATATTGCTCATTTATAGTAGTCCTCCAAAAATTCTTAGTTAGAAGTACTGCTACCGCTAATGTTAGTAGGTGCAAGTTTAATATCATGAGAGTGAGTAGAAGCGGCTCCTTGGAAGCTAAGTTTAATTATATCGCCCCTAAATGTTGCACTTGAAGGAATCTTTACCGAGGCTCCCATTGTACTTCCATTAATTACTACGCTATCGGAAGGAATAGCAGCACTAATTGCCACACTATTAACAGTTGCAGATATACCAGTTACCATATTAAAAGTTGAATCCGCGGGCTGACCGACTGGACCATAATAGAATAAGTTATTAAAAATTAATTGTTCATCGGTGCTAGAATAAGAAATTGCAGTAACTTGAACTGTACTAGTCGCAGGCGCGTAAGTTGTATCACGTGCTTGACCAGGTACATCAATAGTTGTTGGATTTTTAGAAAAAGTCACACGCTCTACAAATGTCCTCTGAATAGAACTCAATTCAACTTGTCCAGCAATTGGTGCATAGGAAGAGTCCCAATTTTCTCCAGCATTTTGTAATGTAAGAGTTAAAGTGCCTGTTCCAAAAGGATCAACTTCCCATCCGCAGTCTTGCGGATTGTCGAGGTCAGTTATAGAACAAGACCAATCTACGGTATATGTCCAACTAATAGTAAGAGATTCACCAGGAGCAGGTAACTCATCGAGATCTAATAAAGCATCAACTAATATCTGCGCATTTACAAAACTAGCATAACGTGTATAAGTACTAGACCAAGATGTAACTACATAATATTCACTATCCGCATACCCTGCAGTACTTGCTTTAATTGTACCCTGCGGAGTTATTGATGCTTCAGAAATCGCGCCAGATACACTAACTGGACCATCAGCAGCAGGTACAGGGACAGTCACAAAATCATGATATGCTAACGCGCCTAGATCTGAAACATCACCAAATAGCTGCCAAACACTGCCCGTAAAAATAAACTCTTGTGTAGGTTGTCCCGAAGGCGTATAAGTTGCAACGTCACCGCTCACTGCAGTAACAGGTTGTCCATTTATATAAATAGGGTTTGTAGTAGCTCCATCTGATAATGGAGTTGTGGACATACCTATAAAATGCATAGGTGAACCAAGAGCCGCTATCAAATCACGCGCGCCTTGGTCTTTTAAATTATAAATTGTACTACCAATTTTTAATTGTTTAATATCAGGTATATCAGCCATTTCCAATTTCCTCCTGTTCTGGTAAACCAGACTCAATACTTAAAATTAACATTTCATTGTCTAGCTCTCCAGACAACTGTATTTCCATATCATTAAAAATATCTCTTAAAGATTTAGCACGCAAAGTACCATCAACCCAAACTGCAACTGAATCCGGAATTTCTGAAGTTTCTAATAACGCACTACAACGATAATATCCATCAACATCTACATCTCCATTTCTCCATAGTGTCACTCTTGCGTGCCCTAGATTATCGACAATTTGTAAATCGCCAGTAAGCGCGCCACCTGTAAGAGAAAGTTTCAATGGATCTTTGATTTGAGTTCGTACAATTAGCGAATTATTATTTTCTTCATCATATTCCCAGACATCTAAATATAATGCTTGCGCCGCAGTGTCATATAAAAACTGCCCTGCGACGAGTTCGGGTGCTGAACTTGTAATCCCAGTACCAACTGTAAATTTAACTGGTACAGCAGTTGGGACAATCATCCATCAATCACCCACCTTTGCCAGAAAATAGTTTTTTGTTCTATTTCCCTCGCTAAGGCTTCGACCTGTGCTTGTAATTGAGAATATAATGGAATTGTGGGGTCTGCTGACGGATCACCGGAAGGATCAGCCGCATCATAAATAAACCCCATATCAGCCCATATAGTAGGAATTACTACATTTTCTCCATCAGTTCCATAAAATCCTACATATAAACGATCCCAAGCAGTAGCTAGACATTCTTGAGGTAAGGTAGCTTCTATAATATGATCTTCAGGTTCAACTAAAATATCAATTACTTTGCCTGATCCCTTCACGACCATTGTAATTGCTAAACCATCCCAGTCTGAAGAAAATTTTGCCTTAACCGGTACTCCAACCGCGCCCTTAGTGATATAGTATGGTATAGGTCTATCTACTACTGCCACTGTTTCTTTTACACGAATTTTATAAGGCTCCATTCTATACCTCCAAGTTATTAGTTTCATCAATAATAAGTATTTAAATATTGACTTTTCTCTAAAGTTTTGATATAATGTTTATAGAATAATTAAAAGGAGAAATTTTAATGACAAAACAGGCTATTTTGAATCGTATTCATAAACTCGAAGCAAGACAAAAGGATAATGGTGCTATTATTCGTAAACTTTATCGTAAACTGCGTGCTCTGCAAAATCTAACACAACTGGTAGCCGAAGGTGAAAAAGATGAATAAATCCAATTATGGAATTGATGATATAAAATCATTGGATTTTAGAGAGGGTGTACGCACCCGTGTACAAATGTATCTTGGATCCGATGATAATGATGGAACTTACCAAGCATTAAAAGAAATTATCAATAATGCAACTGATGAAGCGATTGCTGGATTTGGTAAACAAATTGATATTGCTGTTTCTGAAAAAGATAATTCCGTAACGATACGAGATTATGGGCGTGGTGTGCCTTTTGGTATTCGTGAAAATGGAGAAAATGTATTAGTATCAATTTATTCTCGTTCTCATACTGGCGGAAAGTTTGAAGAAGGCGCATACAAAAATTCTAGTGGTTTAAATGGTATCGGCGCAAAATGTGTATGTTTATCGGCTCAATATTTTGAAGTGTTTTCATATCGTGATGGGAAATATGCTCATGCTCTTTTTGAAAAAGGGATACTAAAAACATATGACTCTGGCTCATCTCTCGCGCCGACAGGTACTTTTATTCGTTTCAGTCCTGATAAAGAAGTGTTTAAAAATGGTGAAATTGGATATTCTTTTCAAAAAATTTGTGATGATATAAAATCAATTTCATATCTATATTCAGGTATTACTTTTAATATTACTAATTTAGACACTATGTCTAAAAAATCATATTGTGCTAAAAATGGTATTATTGATTTTATAAAAGATCATATAAAAAATCCATTACACTCACATATTATATATGAAACTATAACGGATGGAGTTGATAAAATTGAAATTGCCTTCCAATGGGGAGATCAAAATGAAGTCGGCTATGTCTTTGTCAATGGCTTACATTGCCCAGAAGGCGGATCACCGATTACTGGAGCGAAAAGTGCAATTACTCGTACATTTAACTCGTTGTCAGGGCAAAAATTTGACGGCGATAGCATTAGAAATGGTTTGTTCTATGTGGTCAACTGCTCTGTGGCGCAGCCTTCTTTTGCTAACCAGACCAAGTCTAAGATTAACAATGCTAATTTGCGAACTTTGGCTTCGAATGCATTTTCCAATGGCTTAAAACAAATGAAACTTAAATATAGTAATGAATTTGATACTATAATTGAATTAATGAAAAAAGTAGCTCGCGCAGAAGCAGCCGCTGAAAAAGCCAGACAGCAAGTTTTAAATGCAACGCGTGAAATTACACAAAATCAAAAGAAAAAAGTCTTTGCTTCTGACAAATTAAAAGATGCAGAGTTTCTTGGAGAAAATTCTACACTTCTAATTGTCGAAGGAAATTCTGCTATGGGCGGTATTGCTCAAGCACGTGATTATACTAAATATGGTATTCTTGCGATTCGGGGTAAAATTATTAATTGTTTGTCTAACGATGAAGAAAAAATTTATCAAAATGAAGAAATTAAATTACTACTTAGCGCGCTAAATATCACGCCAGGGCATTATGATAGTAAGAAATTAAGATATGGACGTGTAGCCATCTGCACGGATGCCGACTCAGATAAATAACAACTGTCTGTAAATACTTTACCGCTAACCAGCGGGGTCTTCAAAACTATATAGTGATGGTTTACATATTCTACTTATATTTAGAAGGCTAACGGGCAACTAAATCGAAAGATTATGGTGGTAAGAGAAGCTAAACCCCTTGTGGGCACGCAGATCCCGTGGGAATCAGAATTAACCCAAGCCTAAAATTGTGGAGGTGCCGCGATGATAGGCATATATAAAATAACAAAAAAAGAAAATGGAAAATCATATATCGGACAAAGTAATGATATTGAACGGAGATTTTCTGAACATAAAACTAAAATTGATATACCAATCGAAGTTGCCATTAAAAAATATGGCGTCAATGCCTTTGATTTTCAAGTCATTGAGGAATGCTCATTAGAGCAACTTGATGAGCGAGAAAAATATTGGATTGCTTTTTATAACACTTATAAAGGTTTTGGTTATAATTGTAGTGAAGGCGGAGGCAATAATCGTGGCGAAAATAACGGGCGCACGAACTTAACAAATGAAGATGTAGCTTACATTAGAGAATGTTATGATGCACATATGCGCCGGCGTGATGTATATCAAAAATTTCAGAACAAAATAAGTTTTGGTGGTTTTGCTTCTATATGGAATGGCAATACTTGGAAAGATATTAAAATGGAAGTTTATACAGAAGAAAATAAAAATTTCTATAAATATCATGCAACTGATGGTGCTAACTCTGACAGTGCGAAATTCTCTAATGATGAAGTTCTTCAAATGCGAGAACGTTATATCAATGAAGATGCACGAACCATCTATAAAGATTTTAAAAATAGATGTAGTTATAATACATTACAACAAATATTGTGGGGTCGCACCTATAAAAACCTCCCAATATATAAGAAAAAACAAGGTATTTGGGTTAATAAATGAAGCCTGTAACGACTATCTTCCGGAAGAAGAGTACACCTATTATTGGTACGTAGGTGGAAAGAGTATTCTCACATAAGTGAGTAACATATAGTCTGCACCAATGGAAACATTGGATTATGTGGGTTCACATATAGGCTTACTCATAATGTCTGCATTTGCTTACTTGGCGCCCGACTTCTTGCGCGAAGGACGCCTTTGTTGGCTACGTTCACCATTATATATTGTAAATAATGGCGCGAAAGAAACATATTATTTTAATGATGAAGAATTTAATAAAGCCCGTGCCCATATAAAAGGCGAAGTCACACGCGCAAAGGGATTAGGTGAACTCCCAGCAGAGACCGCCCGTCGTTCTATGTTCACTGATGAATACCAGCGCATGGAAATTTTGACTTATGATTCTCAAGCACTTTCGCTTCTCGAAAATTTAATGGGTGATGATGTAGAACCGCGCAAAAACTTTATAATGAATAAAATTGATTTTAGTAAAATTCAAGAATAAGGAGTAACCTTAATGGAAAAAATAGTTGTATACGCTTCAACGCGTAATATGTACCAATATCTTCCTATGGCTATAGGCTCTTTATTGCGACATAATCCAGATGCTTATGCACTTGTAATCGCAGAAGATGCCTATATTGACTCTATAAATCACCCCCAAGTTACAGTTATACCATTTGAACCTTATATAAGCCATTACTTTAAGAAGGATGGACCAAACTTCAATACACATTGGACTTATATGTCTTTGGTACGGCTTTGTTTACCAAAAATTTTAAATAATTCAAAATGTCTATGGCTTGATACTGATACTATTGTAGTTGGAAGTCTAGATGAATTATTTAATACAAACATGGAGCGAAAAATTTTTGCTAGCGTCATGGAACCGCGCATTTTATTAGATGAGGATAATCCACACCCATATTGTAATTCTGGTGTCACATTAATGAATTTGGATCTAATACGGGAATTACATTTAGATGATAAAATGTTAGAACTTATTAATACTGAAAAGTTTCAGTTTCCTGATCAAGATGTAATGAACATTGTAAGTCGCGGGCGCATGGAATATTTGCATCCGAAATGGAATTTCTCACCTAGTACCAGCAATCTTTTTGAACCTAAAATTATTCACTTTACGTTTAAAAAGATATGGGATGATGATTATGTAAAATTATGGCGCGAATATTATAAGGAGAAACTTTAATGGTCGGAAATTATAAAGATGTTAAACAAATTTTTTCAGTTCAAATAAATACAGATACAGGAACTATATTTATTCCAATGCCTAATACTTGTAGTATTACTAAAACTGATGAAATGAGTCTTGTAGACCCTATGCATGAATCAACAGATATTCATATAGATTTACATTTTACTCGTAAAGTAGAAATATATAAATTTTAATTTGCAATTTTATAAAACTTATGTTATAATAAATTATCAAAAAAATATAGGTGACTATAAATGAACAAATTTACAGAAATAATTGAACAATCAATGAAATCTTACGCGGGCGCGGTCCTTCAAAGCCGTGCCCTCGTTGACGTTCGAGATGGGCTTAAACCTTCTGCGCGCCAAATATTCTATTCAATGCTACTACATAAATTAGTACATAAAAATCCTTACAAAAAGACTGCTAATGCAGTTGGTATGGCTATGGCTGATTTTTATATCCACGGTGATAGTTCATGTGAAGGCGTTATAATGCGCGCAGGACAAACATTTGCAATGCGTTACCCTCTTATAGAGGTTAAAGGTAATGCAGGTACACTTATTGAAAGTGGTAACTGGGCAGCAATGCGTTATACAGAAAGTCGTCTTTCTGCATTGAGTAATTATCTTTTTGCTGATATTGACAAAGATACAATTAAAGAATGGCGAGACAACTATGATAATACAAAACAATTTCCTGCTGTTTTGCCATCAAAAGGATTTTATAATATTGTAAATGGAACATCTGGCATTGGCATAGGACTAGCATCATCTATTCCACAATTTAATTTAAAAGAATTAAACAATGCTCTTATTCATTTAATTGATAATCCTGATTGTGACTTTGATGCAATTTATTGCGCGCCCGACTTTGCAACTGGCGCGATATTGTATAATGAAAAAGAAGTTAAAGAATCAATTAAAAATGGACATGGATTTGCTTGTAAACTGCGTAGTGTGATTTCTTTTGATAATAAAGAAAGATGCTTTATTGTAACTGAAATTCCTTACGGAGTTTATACCAACACTATTTGTAAGGAACTTGAGGAAATTATAAATGGGGAATCTAATCCTGGTATTATGCGTTTTAATGATTTAACAGGTAGTACTCCTCTTATAAAGATTTATCTCGCAAAAAATGCAAATCCAGATCGTATTTTAAAATTTCTATTTAAAGAAACTTCACTTCAATACTATTATGGTATTAACTTTACAATGCTTGATAATGGAAGATATCCACGTGTGTTTACATGGCGCGAGCTTCTTCAAGCGCATATTAATCATGAACGTGAAGTTTATACAAGAGGATTTCAATTTGATTTAAAGAAAATAACTGATCGTATTCATATAATTGATGGACTTTTGATATGTCTCGCACAAATTAATGAAGTTATTCAGACTATTAAATCTGCTTCCTCAGCGCCGGCAGCAAAAATTGCTTTAATAAAGCAGTTCTTATTGGATGACGTCCAAGCAGAAGCAGTTTTAAATATGAAGCTAAGTAGACTGGCGCGTCTTGAAGTTCAAAAATTAGAAGATGAACGAGTGAATTTACAGAAAGAAGCAGATCGTATTCAAGCAATTTTAGACGACACTCATCTTCTAAATGAAGAAATTAAAAAAGGATTGCGTGAAGTTGCTGCAAAATTTGGTGATGAGCGACGTACTCAAATCCTAAATCTTACAAGTACAGATAATGAAGAAGTTATAGAAAAGAAACAACTAGCACTTTCATTTACCAATGCAGGCGCGGTGTTTGTATCTGAAACCTCAAGTCTATATACGCAAAAGCGCAATGGTATAGGTAATAAATTCAAACTCGAAAAAGATGAATATATAGTAGATAATCTTGTTGGTGAAAATTCTGATACAATCCTATTCTTCACTTCACATGGAAATTTCTATCACGCAAAATTAAATGATTTTATTATTAATGAAAAGCAATATCTTTCTAATTTTGTAACATTATTACCATATGAGCATATTATCGCCGCGGCAGTTGTTAACAAATCTACAAAACCGTATATCATTTTCATCACAAAAAATGGTGTTCTCAAAAAATCTGAATTAAGTGAATATAATCTAAAACGCAATGTGGGCGCAACTGCCATAAAACTTGATGAAGGAGATGAAATAATTTCAATTCTCTTTACAGATAGTGAAAATATTGGCATTGCGTCTCGCGCCGGCAATTTTATAATGATTTCGACCTCCGATATTCGTCCTATTGGAAGGGTCGCGCGCGGTGTAAGCGGGATGAAACTCAATGAAGGAGACGAAGTCATAGCGGCATCCACGATTCCAATCACAACTACAGAATTAATTTCCATTACATCTGATGGCTACATCAAGCGCAGCCTCTTATCCGAATTCAAACTTACAGGGCGCGGGACGAAAGGAGTTAAAATTCAAAATACCACTGACTTAAGTGATATTCTACCTATTTCAACTCCTACAGAAGTCTTAGTTGTCTCTTCTAACGCGCAAATCCGTATCAAATATAATGATATACCTCAACTTGGACGAGGAACACAAGGCGTAAAAGCCATAAAACTCGCACAAAATTCAAAAATAATAAAATTGAGTGCGATATAAAATTTGAAAATATAACAAATATTTGTTATAATATATTCAGAAAGTGAAAAGATACTTTCGTAATAAATGTTGACCGCCCAACATAAAAATAAACTATAATAATAACTAAAAGGCGGAGAAAAAGGAGAAATATAATGGCACTTAAGGAAAAAACTCGTGAAGCATTTGATTTTATTAAGGCACATGGCGGTCGCGTCACCACTAATGAACTGGCTGAGGGTCTTGGCATTGCTGTCAACTCCGTTACTGGTCGTGTAAACTCTCTCGTTAAGAATGAGCTTGCTTATCGTGAGAAGGTTGAGGTCGAGGGTTCTGAGAAGCCGGTGACCTACGTTCAGCTTACTGATGCTGGTCTCGCTTATGATCCCGATGCGGACACTGACGCTGAGTAATTAATACTTCAAAATTTTAAATGGGTGGGGTCTTTGTACCCCACCTTATTAAAGAACCAAAAAATTAAAAAGGAGAAACAAAAATGTTAAGACAGGCAGAAAACAAAGTAAAAATTGAAGGAATTTTGGCAGAAACAGATCTGAAATATGGTTCTTATGTAAGAAATGGTGAGACTATCGAGAATATCGGTGGCTCTATCAAAGTACTTGTTGAGCAGACTATTAATGATCAGAATGTGACTCTTGAAGTCCCGGTGTATATGTTCTCAACCAAACTGACCAAAGCGGGCAAGATTAATCCTGCTTATGAGTCGATTGAGAATGTTATGAAGAATTTTGTATCTATTGCAGCTTGTGGTTCTAAAGAGCAGGCTACAAAGATTCGTATTACCAGTGGTAATATTCGTATGAATGAGTTTATGGGACAGGGTGGAACTCTCGTTTCCCAGCCCAGAGTTAATGCCTCTTTCGTTGGTCTTGCAACTGGCGAGTTCAAGCCGGAAGCTACCTTCTCGCTTGAGTTCGTGATGTCTGAGTGTCACTATGAAGTTGATAATCAGGGTGTAGAGCTTGATCCGCCAAAGCTTGCGATTATGACTATACTGCCGCAGTATGGTGGAAAGGTTGATGTTGTAAAGCTTACTGCTACTAATCCTAATGTTATCAGCGCGATTGAGCAGTATTGGGAGGCAGGTAACACTTATCATGCCAGTGGTCGTCTGAACTTTAGTTCTACTACTAAGACCGAAGTTATTGAGGAAGGTTTTGGTGAACCTCAGGAGAGAACTCGTACTATCAATGTAAGCGAGTTTATCGTTACTGGTGGAGCACAGGAGCCTCTTGATGACGAATATGCATTTGATGGCAATGATATTCGTACTGCACTTGCAGAGCGGAAGCAGAGACTTGAGGATATGAAAAATCAGCAGGCTCAGCCGAAGAGCACTCCCGCACCTACTAGTTCGAAAGGTAAGTTTGACCTCGGATTTTAAGAGGTAACTTATAATGG